GTATAAACTAACGTCAGAAGAACTCGAACGGGAACTAATGGCGGCATATATCAAAGCAAAAAGGTGGTAAAAGAATGAAAAGTCACAGATTGGTTCCACGTAGAACTCCTACGGTAGAGGACATCCTGGGTACGGCATCAGACTGGGGCGAAAACTGGGCATGGCATAAATTAGCAGTCGCCGTCCTGGCGAGAGCATTTGAGGATCTGAAATGTGAAGATCCCGCGCTTGTTTGGGACGCTTGGGAGTGGCTGACATCGGAAGATATTACGTTGTATCTGGACGCGCTCCACATTGATTTGGATATGTTTGCTGAACGGATTGTGCTATATCGTCCGGCGATGTCCCGCGATGCGATCCCGACCGTGGCTAAGGTCGGAAGACCAAGGAAGCTGGTTAGAACGACTCAAACCGAAACTGCCTCTTGTAATTACAAATCAAGTATGATAAGATAATGAATGTAATTACAAACCTGATTTGATGGAGGACTGAAATGGAAACCGTAATCGTGAAAGTCGTATGCACCATGACGTTGAATGCAAATGTGTGGGCCGAACTGCAAGGATTATTGGCAGACCGGGGACAAGATCTCGAATCTCTGGTGACAGAGATGGTCGAACAATTTGTAGAAACCTGGCGTGAGCCATCCTCGGGATAACTTATTACCCTTGACTTGTAATGACAATCGTGGTAATATTGTGGTTAGATCGTAATAACATCTTAGGAGGGAAAATGGAAGAAAAAATCGTAATTTCCGTGGATGCAGAAAGAGTGGCGAATTGGCTGCGGCGGTGGGGTCCGTGGGCAAGAGGATGGCTGGAACTAATCGCCCTGCTTGTGTTGGAGTACAGCCTGATCAGAGTTGCCCGAAAGGTGGAGTTGCTGACCGGGGTGGGGGTCATTCTCCTGATCCTCATTGTTGCGGTGGCAATCGTCAGCCGGTTCTATAAACAGGTCGACCTGTTCCAAGTTGAGGTGCTCTGATGGGCGGAAAAGATAAGGTTGTTCAAATTCGACTAAGCCGGGAACTGTATGACCGACTCCGCAAGTGGATCGACCAACGGGAACTGTCGGACCTAATCCGCCGTTTACTTGAAGACTTTTTGAGCTTGAAGGAGAAATATAATGGAAAATGAGCTTACCGAGCAACAGATTGGAAATTTGAGGATCATTGGTCGCGTGATGGATCGGGTTCGTGTGGACCCGGAGAGTGGCTGTTGGGTTTGGTTGGGCGGGGGGAATGGGTGCATAGCTAAAGATGGCCGTGACTATGGCATCGTGAAAATGAACGGGAAAGAAACCACCCTGCATAAATTATTCTCCGAGATGGTCTTTGGTCCTGTACCGGAGGGTCTGGAGCTAGACCACACCTGCCGTAATCGGCGCTGTTTCTGCCCAGGCCATGTAGAACGAGTGACTCACCAGGAGAATGTCAGGCGGGGTGACAGCATCATGGCACGTAGGGCAAAACAAACCCACTGCAAGAACGGCCACCCGCTATCCGGCGACAACTTGTTTATCGACAAACGGGGCAACCGTACCTGTCTGATCTGTCGGGCAGCGTATGCGCGTGATTTTAGGGCTAAGAAAAAGGTTGAGCGAGAACAACTCGAACAACAATTGGCTGTGTATTCGGCCAGCATAGCCTGACCTAAGTAGACAAACAAATTTAAAGCCGGATTTCAGGCTCTCACTAATCCAAATAGAGGTTCTGGGCTAGAAAGTAAGTCTGATTAGACCACTGGAATCCACGTCCCTCGACAGTTCGGATGTGTTTCAAACAGCGTGCCCAATGGATACACTTTTCCATTTTCCTCTGCACATTCAGGGCAAGCATCCGGCTGTTCGATCCGTTCCATCCCACTGACGACTCCAGATGCAATCATCGCCTGTTGGCTGGCCTCCCGAAAGACGTGTATTTGTTCTGTCCTGGCAACCCGTAAAGCACGCATCAGGTTCCCATCCATATCCTTTTTTATGAGGCGGGCCGTCACGCGAGGGTTGATCCCCCTGGCGGTCGAATTTACCAGTTGTTGCGTGATCCGTTCGATGGTGTCGGGATAATCTTTTATCAGCAGATCATACAACGGGCTGCCGTTCATTGTGCGCCCAATCATATTGTTGACAGCCTGTACGGGTAGTTGCCGGAATTGTGCGCCGTACCTGCGTAGGATAGTTTCCGTGGCCTGGATGCCAGCTTTCGCGGATACGGCTTGCTCACGGGCGATGATCTGGGCTGCGTCTTGGGAGAACAGGCTTACTTGGCGGCGAGAGTCTATTAGCAGTTGCCTATAGATTTCCATTTCCCGTAACTGGTTTTCCGATTTCACTTCGAGGGCTGCTAACTGGTCAAGTCGCGTCCGAATTGATTTAGTCACCTCCGCCCAGCGTGAGGATAGTTCGGCCATCTCACGGAACTCACGGCGTTCCCGGCGTTCCATAAAGCCCAGCATCCAATCCCGAGCGTCTTCATTCCAGGTTGGCATGGGTTATTCCCTGTTGAAGCTCATAAAACCTTCAGCCAAATTCGTAACCCGGCGAGACTCCGCGCTGGCTACTTCCTCACCAGCCGCCTTGACGGTTTCTTCGGGATACCCCACCAGCCGCATGGCGGTCAGCAGTGGAACATTGGCAGAGGTCAAGTTGGTCAGGGTGCGGGCGCGTTCATCCTCATCGACTGGGATCACATCGCGGGGTTTGAAGGCGTGATCAAACTCGCCACTGGCATAGTTGCCAATCCCGGTAAAGCCGGGGATCTGGTTGACCTGTCCCAAAGTCAGGGCGTGGTTATCGGCTTTGACGATGGCTGCTTCCAAATTGGTACGTGCTTCGATCACCTTATCAATCGCGTCACCCATTAGTTCCCGCACCGCTTTACCGGACAGCGTACCCTGTTCTTTTAGGTTAGCATAGGACAGTTCTGGAAGATCACGCTCGATTTCTTTCATCATATCTTGCATGATTGCCAGCGCATCGGCGTACTTGATGTCTGGGACCATCGAGGTCAGGGTAGAGACACCCGGCATGGTGATGATGGAGTCGTCCTCTAGTTCTAGCTTACCATTCGATCCAAGGCGCGGGGCCGGGACAGGCCGACCACTGGCGTCCTTATCATTCGCACTTGCTACCCACAGGGCTTTGTTGTAGCGAAACAGGATCTCATGGAGTCGGGTTGCCATGCGGGAAGCCTCGTCAATTTTCTCCAAGGCATGAGTGAAACAGCCGATGCCCCAATTATCCCCAATATCTTTGAATCGGGCATGGGTGAAAGGAATGAAGTCAATTCCCATAGCCGACAGATCATTGACCTCAACCGGGTCGCCCAGATAGTCTTTGTCAACCCCCACCCCGTATTTATGTTCGTAGACCGCATAACCGGTTTCCGTCCAAATTTCCGTATGGGTCAGCTCACCATTGGGAATATCCAGGCGGAGATAGGAGATATTCCCGCGCTTGTCCTCTTTGAAGTCGGTCACATATGAGGGCGGGAAATATTGGTGATAGACGCGGGTGCGATCCGAGTTCACTTCTGTCTTGATGAAAGTGTCCCCGTACATGGCAAACTCTCTTATGATCACTGACTTCTGAGCATCGAAATTTGACCAACGCCACACCTGCAAAATGGGTTCAACGATGCGCCCGTTCTTAGCGATAATCGGCATGGAAGTGGTGGGCGTACCGGGTTCAACCTTGCTGACGTAGAACTCCACAACCCGGTGGGCGCAATCCCGTAACGGTTTCATCGACTCGTTCCAGGTATTCAGGTAGTAGTCCTGGGATGCCTGGGTATCATACAGCCCGTTCTGCATATAATAGCCGCGTAGCTTTGAAAGAAAAGCCAGCCTGCCTCCCACTGTGTTGTCCAGGGTGCTCGGGTTGAGCCGTAAAAAGCTGCGTAGCGCACTCATAACATTCATGGTTTAGCTCCTTTGCCCGATTTCCAGGCGGGCCTGTCGGCCATCGGATAAATAATTTTCCAGATAAATTACAGCTTGTGAAAAACTGTCAGCCTGATCCAAGAAGGGGGCGTTGGGAACGGCGAACAGTTCTTCCTCAGCCACTTCCAACCAGGGTACGCTTTCATCCGGGTGGGGAAGTAGCACACAGTCCAACGAGCACCACATGGCGGCCTGGGACCAGCGTGTGACCTTATCCACGCGAGGATTGAAACCGGTCAATACCTTTGACAATTCCCCCGCCGCGTGTTCCAGGGTTTGCAGAGCGCTGATCCCACTGGACTTATCCTCGATAATAATCTTGCGAAGTAGCCCGTTGCCCTCGTAGCGGTCGTACAAATCACGAATCAGCTTGAGCAGTTCGGGGAACGTCACTCGCTTCCGACCCATCTCCACAACGGCTATACGATAGTCAGGCGTCAGATCAACCACTGTCCAGGCAGTGTAGGCGGCTGTTTCTGACTCGCTAGTGGCTGTATCCAGGCTGATCCACCTTGCGACCGCTTGTGTGCCATTGGTGGTGCTGTAGCGGTTCTTACCAGCCCACCAATCCCGCATGAATACCGTCCCCTCAAGATGAACCGTAGAACCCTGGTAAGTTGTTTGCCAGATGTAGTTCATGGTGGTGGCTTTCAGTTCCAGCACAGCGGTCAGGTCACGGCGCTCGGGCCAGATTACCTGATCATCATGTAACTTGAGGGTCGTATGAATTGGCACTAGACTCCGATCCTCTCACCCAGCATCTCGTACTTCCAGCCATCCGGGTACTGCAAATTAGCGTAGAAACCGTCCCCGCTATCGTCCAACATCGGCGTATGGCATACCAACCAACCGGTATCCTCGCGGCGAATTTTGGATAATAAGTCCTCTGAGTTCCACGATGTTCCGATCAAGACCACCCGCCCACTCGCTTTGCGCCGAGAGAGGAATGAATTTTCAAACCAATGATCGACCAGTTCACGTTGATGGGCGGTGCGGGTGTTATCAAAATCCAACAGATCATCCCCAATCAGTAGATCCGCTCGGGAGCCAACGATGGACGATCCTGTACCATAGGCGGTCAGAGTGCGGTGGATGCTCCCAGCCGGTGCTTGACCTTCTTTGGCGACCATCCATGCCTGTTGTTCCCAATAAGCGTGGACGGGGCGTAAGTCGGGAAATAAGGCTTGCCAAGTTGGGCTTTCGATTTGGCTGCGTACCGATACGGAGCGCTTAGTCGCCACATCATCTGACACTGAGGATATGATGGCTGATTTGCCCGGATTGAAACCAATCCAGGTAGCCAGAAAGGCCAGTGACCAGGAGGTCTTCGCGGAGTCAGGCGGGGCTACGATCAATAATTTATCAATGCGTTCATCGCACAATAATCCCAACCACAGGCGGTGATGGGGAGCGGGGCTGATAGGAGCGCCCCTGTCATCCGGTAGCATCAAAGCAGCATAAGCCGACACCGTGCGGGGAGTCATTTTACCCACCGCAAGATCGCGCTTGACCAACTCCGCTAAAGCGTTATTCAGGTTGGTCGCTTGTGAGATTAGCCGCTGCCTTTGCAAGACCACTCAAATACTCCTGTAGTTTCTCATCTGATAAGCCGTCCAAGTCGGGGCCAATCGCTTGTCGAATAGGGCCACCATCTTTGCCAGTGACCTCATCACGGAAGGTGTAGCCGCGATCCTTACCCAGCGTGCGTAGGACAAAGATGGACATCTTTTTATCCCCGGCTTTTACGCCTGTCAGCACGTTCCACTCTGCCAGATCGACCAACGCCTTGCGCTCT